ACAGAAGCTTGCGCAGATCGTGCTGCAGTTTCTACCGGCGTCAGAGACATTATTGACAGCCAGAATAGAGGCGTTCAAGCAATAATTGACAAACTTTGCCAGCAGGAGATTGACGCTCTTAAGACGCAGAACGCGAATCTTCAGACTCAGCTTAACATGCAGAACCTCGCTGCTTCTCAGGCAACGCAGACTGCTCAGCTCATGCAGGATAACAATGCACAGACGGCAGCCCTCATTAACAGGATCGCTCCGTATCCGGTTCCTTCCTACTCAGTACCGAATCCGTATGTGAACAATAGCTGCGGATGCTTTAACAACTCTAATTGCTGTGGAAACGTTTGAGGGAGGTGACGCTAATGGCTGAATATACAGCAGTTGCTGACCAGATTGTGCAGCCTGGAGCGGACTTTATATTTACAGCCTCTCCCGAACAGTGCAACCGTGGTCTTGTGCGTCACCGGGACGAAACAGGTAACTTTCTGTTAGCAGGAAGAGTAAGATGCCGCAGATGTCAGAACGCTGCTCAGTACAAAATTAGTGTCGGATCGAACATTACTGTGGCTGAAGGCGGAACAGCTGGACCCGTTACTGTTGCTTTGGTTGTCGATGGAGCCGTTATTCCAGCAAGCCAGATGCAGCAGACAATTGCCGCTGTCGGTGACTTTGCTAACGTGTCGCGAACAATAGATGTTCCGATCTGGGCAGGATGCTGCCAAACCGTGACTCTTCGTAACACCGGAACACAGCCGATTCAGGCCAGAAACACGAACATTGACATTGACATCATAAGCCCGGTATAGAAAGGAGGTTTACCTTATGGGAAATGAGATGAACGAACTTATGGAGTCTCTGTGCAAATTCTGTACAGTAGCAAAGAAAGAAGTTGACAAGATCGTCCAGAAGGGTGACCTTACTCCGGCTGAAGTCGATAACGTCAAGAAGATTTCCGAAACGGTCATGAACATTACATGTTCAAAAGCCGGAATGGAAGGTGGCATGGACTACGGCTATGGTTACGGTGGCGACGGAATGAGCGGAAGACGCTACAACATTCGTATGGATTCCTACGGGAACGATATGGGTTATTCTGAAGCTCGCGGAAGGTCACCTGTCACTGGCCGTTACGTAAGTCGTGGCATGGATGGTATGAGTGGTCATAGTATTGAGGACCGTATGATTGCAAGCCTTGAGCAGCAGATGGACAATGCAAAAACCGATTACGAACGTAAGATGATCGAAGACGAGATCAGACACATTCGCATGGGTAGTAATAGGTAAGGTTTCATTTGAGGGGCATCCATTTGGTTTGCCCCTCTTCTTTTTCGAGAGGAGTACTTATGAGTCCTGAAACACAGCTTGTTGTGTTTACCGCCTTGCTGTCTGCTGTAACGTCATCTGGAGTCATGTCCCTTGTTATCTATCTTGTTCAGCGGCACGACCGTAAGAAGGAAAAAGAGGACGCTAAGAACTCAGCACAAAGCAAGATGCTTCTTGGACTGGGGCATGACAAGATCATTTATCTGACAGACAAGTTCGTCCGACGCGGCGGAATAACATTAAAGGAAAAAAGAAACTTAAAGTTTTTATGTGAGCCATACTTTGCTCTTGGCGGTAATGGAGATGCCAAGATCGGTAATGAAGCGTGCGATCGCCTTCCTGTAATTTCGGAAGAAGAAGCGGAAGAACGAGACGCCATGATTCACCGCAGAGAATACGGCTTAGACAATAAATAAAGCTTAGGAGGTGAAAAATCAAAATGGCTTACAACATGCTTTATGAGACATATGTCGGAGCTGATGATTACTCTTTAAGCTTAAAACACCATGGAATAAAAGGACAGAAGTGGGGCGTTAGACGCTTTCAGAACGCTGATGGATCGTTGACTGGCGCCGGCCGAAAAAGATACGGTGTCGATGGCGGTGGCCTAAAAGAAAAGGCAATACGTGTCTATAACACTGCCAAAGAAAAAGTAGGTAAAGCTACTGATTACTATAAAGAAAAGAAAGCTAAACGAGCTGAAGCTGAGCGCGCTAAGGCTATCGAAGACGGCGATGCTAAGACCCTTTTAAAGTATGCAGATACAATGTCTACCAACGAACTTCGTGATGCTATTAACAGGGCTAACACCATGAAGCAGCTTAAGGATCTTGCAGACGGCGGAAATCGTAAAAGCACTATGGAAAGAATCCAGAATGTGGCCACTAAAATGGCTAACTTTGGAAACGCAATCGCAAATGCGAAAGGCGCTTACGATAGATTGCAGAAGGCGTTCACACCCGAAGATAATACGGATCCTGTTGAGAAAGCTAGAAACGACGCTTATGAAAAAACAGTCAACGCTGATGCCATCAAAGTCATGAACAAGGCTCGCGATCAAGCTAAGGCCGCTGGCGCTAGTTCTAAGGATCAAGAACTTGCTGCTTATGTGGCTAGGCAGAAGCATTACGAAGCTGTTGACTATGCTAAGAAACGAACTGCTGAACTTAATGAGGCTAGGGCTAAGGCGGAAGCAACGATTAAACGACAGAATACAATGAAAAAAGTTAAAGACTTGCCCGGTAAAACTCAGAGTAGTTTCTATAAGATTCTTGACGGCGGCGAATGGGTTACCAATAAAGACGGTAACAGCGAGTGGAGACAAACAAAGGTCTCTGATTTGTTTAAGAAAAAGTGAGGTGAGCTAATGCTATATGCAAGTACTTATTACGGTATCTCTGGCCTGGGTGACGATACACTGGCTCACCATGGAATAAAAGGCCAGAAGTGGGGCGTTCGCCGGTTTCAGAATGCCGACGGAACGTACACTCAAGCCGGACGTAATCGCTACTTTACTGACGACGGGAGCCTTTCTAAGAAAGGTGAACGAGCGTATCGTAAAGACTTAAAAAAGCTTAACAAGTTAAAAGCCAGAGCCGATATTTCTCAGCAGAAGAAAAATATTGAGAAGTATGAGAAACGAGCAGATACTGCTAAGAAAGTAGGATTGGCAGCAGCATCTGTAGCCGGTGCGATGGCCGCTTCTTCTCCGCTTAATAGGCGCCTTGAAAAGCGGTGGGACAGAAATGTTTTCGAGCAGCGTGATCTTTATAATAAACTGAATAGACAGAAGCGTAGCATAGACAAGGTATTCTGGGATCGGACAGACCGCATTGCCAAATTACAGCCTGGAACACGTTATGACGCCTTGCGATTAGCGGAAAACGCTCATGACGCTAGGCTTGGCAAAGTTAATAGCGCTTTTGCTAAGAAACAAGTAAAGCTTGAGCGCGAGTATAACATAGTGAGCAAAGCTTCTACCGCCCTTGACGCTATTGAAAAAGGTAAGAAAGTGGTTGGAGGAGCTGCCGCGTTAACTGCAGCCGGTGCCGGAGCTACGTATGTTTATAGCAAAATCCAAGCCAACGCTGCCAGAAAGCGGATCTCTGATATTGGTCACGAGAAAGCGGTTGCTGACGTTAACCGTCAGATTGAACACATGAAACAGACTTATGGAAACGTCAAGCTTAGCGATCTCGATAAAAAGAAACGTTAGGAGTTGATGATATTTGCTCTCAAATACTGCGACTCCTATTTACTATGGTGCCTTTCGTGATAAGGTTCTTCGCGGCGAGATTCCTGTCAATCAGGAAATCTCTATGGAAATGAACCGGATTGATCAGCTTATTGCTAGCCCTAACATCTATTACGACGATGAAGCAATCAACGGCTGGATTAACTTTTGCGAGAGTGAGCTTACCTTAACTGACGGATCTGACCTTCATTTGCTTGACACATTTAAACTGTGGGGTGAGCAGATCTTTGGCTGGTACTATTTCGTAGAACGATCAGTCTACGAGCCGAATTCTGATGGACACGGAGGCAGATACGTTAACAAGCGAATACTTAAAAGGCTTGTAAATAAACAATACCTCATCGTTGCCAGAGGTGCAGCCAAATCAATGTACGGTTATTGCATTCAGGCATTCTTTGAAACTGTTGATCCGTCAACTACGCATCAGATTACTACAGCTCCAACAATGAGACAGGCTGACGAGATCATGTCTCCTTTTAGGACAGCTATCATCAGAGCTAGAGGCCCATGGTTTAAGTTCTTAACTGAAGGTAACATTCGCAATACTACTGGATCAAGAATTAACAGAGCAAAGCTGGCATCAACTAAGAAGGGAATCGAGAACTTTCTTAATGGATCGCTTCTCGAAATCAGGCCGATGTCGGTCGATAAGTTGCAGGGGCTTCGAGCAAGGATTGCAACTATTGACGAATGGCTTTCTGGTGACGTTAGAGAAGACGTTGTTGGCGCAATTGAACAGGGCGCATCTAAGAATGACGACTACCTGATCGTTGCAATGAGCTCGGAAGGAACGGTTCGTAACTCTGTTGGTGATACAATCAAAATGGAGTTAATGGACATCTTAAGGGGCAAGTACGACAACTGGCACACCTCGATTTGGTACTATCGGCTTGACGACATTAAAGAAGTAGACAATCCTGCCATGTGGCTTAAGGCTAATCCTAACCTTGGCAAGACCATTACGTATGATACGTACATGCTTGACAAGGAACGAGCAGAGAACGCTCCGGCAGCAAGAAACGACATTCTTGCTAAGCGTTTCGGTATTCCTATGGAAGGCTATACTTATTTCTTTACATATGAGCAGACAAAGCCACATAAGAAACGAGACTACTGGAACATGCCTTGCTCGCTTGGCGCAGACCTTTCTCAAGGCGACGACTTCTGTGCATTCACATTTCTGTTTCCGCTTCCTAATGAATTCTTCGGAGTTAAAGCTAGAAGTTATATTTCTGAGCGAACTCTGTACAAGCTTCCAGGAGCTATGAGAAGTAAATACGATGAGTTTATGGCAGAAGGCACTCTTGTCGTTATGCCAGGAACTACTCTCAACATGAACGACGTTTATGAGGACCTTATCAGGTACATTGAAGAAGTTGTGAATTACGATGTTCAATGTTTTGGCTATGACCCTTACAACGCTAGAGAAGTAGTTGAAGCTTGGGTTAAGGACCATGGCGAATACGGAGTTGAGAAAGTCATTCAGGGAGCTAAGACAGAATCAGTTCCACTCGGAGAGATTAGGGATTTGGCTGAGGATAGAAAACTTTTGTTTGACGAAGAGATTATGTCATTCACCATGGGAAACTGTATCACGCTTGAGGACACCAATGGAAATAGGAAGTTACTTAAGAAAAGATATGAGCACAAAATCGATAATGTAGCAGCTCTTATGGACGCCTGGGTTGCTTACAAGCTAAACAGAGAGGCGTTCGAGTAAGGAGCAATATGTTATATGAATCTTCTTATTACGGTATCGCTGGTCTTGGCGACGATAGTCTTTACCATCACGGAATAAAAGGTATGTCGTGGGGTAAGCGAAACGGCCCACCTTATCCGTTGTCTGCAGCTAAGCACAAAGCCGTTGTAAAAGGAAATGACAAAAGTGTTCGCTATGGTGCGTCTGATACAAGAACCGCACAAGACATGGACCATAGTAAGAGTAGCTACACCAAACAGGTAGCACGTTTGGCGATTGATGTCGGTGTTGGCATCATTACGTTAAATCCGTTGGCTGCAGCAAACGCTATGTCTAAAATTCATGGCGCTGTTAGGGCCCATTCTTTGACAACAAAAGTAGACAAACTCTTGGCCAAGAACGATAAGGTTGATAAAAAGACAGGTTTAAAACTTAAACAAAAAGATATGAATGAAAATCAGGATGCTAAGATGGTCAATCCTGGCTTTAAGAACTTTAACGACAATACCAAGAATAATTGTATGCTTTGTACAGCTACTTATGAAATGAGGCGTCGCGGATATGACGTTACTGCAAATAAGGCATCGTTCGGTTACACAAGCAATGACGTAAAGCGTTGGTTTCCAAAAGCTGAAGTTAAGAATATTTCATACAAGCCTGACCGAATGGAAGCAATTACGCATAGTGCTTTATCAAACGCTACCATTAATGAGCTCAAAAAGCAAGGCAACGGTGCTCGTGGAAATCTGATGGTTCAGTGGGATTATCGCGCTGGCGGTGGTGGTCACAGTATGGTCTATGAAGTTCATGGCGATAACGTAGTAATACGTTGTACTCAATCTAATAGAACATATAAGAATCCTAGGAAAATTTTGAAGCGTTGCCAGAGTGTTTCATACGCAAGATTAGACAACGTCGATTTCAATGCCAAAACGATCAAGGAGGTGTGCCGTTCATGATAGGACCTAGTAGAGCAGCTGAGCTTATCACGCAGAAGTATCCCAAACTTACGGTCACTTCTGGCGCTGATTATGACAGGCGGTACTATTTGTTCGTCGCTGTCGAAAAACCCGGCGAGCCGGATTTTAACGCTCCATACTATGCAGTTGATAAACGTACCGGGACTGTGTCGTCTTTCTGTCCAACTGCTGATTTGGACGGTTTTTTCGACGCTTTTGAAAAGCGGCCGATAAAGATTGGCGGTGATAAAAATGCTATACGAATCTGAGTATTACGGTGTTCAAACTGTCCCGTTTGCGCCTGAGCTAAAGCATCACGGCATCAAATGTCAGAAATGGGGTGTTCGCCGCTTCCAGAATGCTGATGGGTCATTAACTGACGCAGGACGAAAACGGTACGGTGCTGACGGCATGACTTCAGCTGATCGTAACAAGATGATCCTATCTTTGCGCGGTGACGGTAGACTTAACTTTGACAAGTTGCCTGATACCAAAGCAAAACGAGAGTATCTTGATGCAACAAATAGCTATGCTGAAACGTATCGTAAACTATCCGACGAATTAGATAAGGGCCTATATAAAGATGACGAAACATACATAAAGTACGGAACAAAAAGTGCTGATGAAGCTTGGAATTCCCTTAGCGAAAGCGAACGGAAAAACTCTGACTATAAGTCATGGGTAGACTGGTACCTTTGGGACGATGGTGATCAGGGAGCAAAAACAGCTGTCGATTACTATTACGAAGACCATCCTGAAAGAGAACAGATTTATCGGAAACTATATCGTGATTTACAGACCGCGTCTGATCGTCAGCTGGCAGCGCAAGATGCTTACAAGAAAGAACTCGTTTCGGATCAAGGAAGTAAGCCTGTACAAAGATACCACGCATATATTACGTTCACTAATGATGGCAAAAGGCAAAAGGTGTACCGTACTAATGATAAGGGACAAAAGGTAACGACCGATGAATCGCTTATGCGTGTCATTGTTAACGAGTTGTACGATCACGAGCTGGATTTGCTGGAAAGGGCGACGAAATCAAAATGAGTTTAAAAGATAGGTTACAGCATGGCTGGAACGCATTTATGGGTCGAGACCCGACCCCGATGGTAACTATGGAAACCGGCGACGTTTATCGTCCTGACTACTATAAGCTCTCTAGAGGCAGTGAGCGGTCGATGATTACTGCTATCCTTAATCGTATCGCGGTGGATGTGGCTTCCAATACGATTGAACACGCTAGGATGGACGAAGAGAACCGTTATCGCGGGCCGATGACTTCAGCGTTTAACGAGTGCCTTACTGTAGCAGCAAACTGCGACCAGTCAGGCAGATCATTCATTCAGGACGCAGCTATGTCACTTCTTGACGAAGGCGTTATTGCAATAGTTCCGACAGAAGCTACTGCTGACCCTCGAATCACGGCCTCTTATGATATTGGCTCTGTTAGAATTGGTAAGGTTACGCATTGGTATCCGCAGCATGTAACGGTTCTTCTCTATAATGAGATTACCGGAAGGAAAGAGGAGCGGCTTTATCCAAAGTCTATGGTTGCATTGCCGGAGAATCCGTTCTTTGCAATCATGAACGAACCGAACTCGATTTACCAGAGACTTGTTAGTAAGCTAAGGATGCTTGACGTGATCGACAGGCAGTCTAGTTCCGGTAAGCTCGACCTGATTATTCAGGTGCCTTATGGTGTTGGCTCAAAGACGAGAAAAGAGAGAGCTGAAGGTAGACGTAAAGAGATTGAAAGGCAGCTCTCAGGTTCCAAGTATGGCATTGCCTACATTGACGGTACTGAGAAAGTTACTCAGCTGAATCGTGCTGTAGAGAATCAGCTCTTTACACAGGTTGAGTACTATACCAACATGCTTTTCTCGCAGCTTGGTATGCCTAAAGCAGTCTTTGAAGGAACCGCTGATGCAGCTACGATGCTTAATTACCAGTCAAGAACGATAGAGCCAATCATCTCAGCAATAGTCGACGCTATGCGCTGGAAGTTCTTAACCAAGAAAGCTAGGACACAGGGACAAAGCATTGTCTTCTTCCGTGATCCGTTTAAGCTTACTCCGGTTGAGCAGATTGCTGAGATCGCTGACAAGTTTACGAGAAATGAGATTCTGTCTTCTAACGAGATTAGACAGATTATTGGTTATCGTCCGTCTGACAATCCTCAGGCTGACGAACTTAGAAACTCGAACATGCCGCAGCAGGATGAACAGCCTCCGGCAGAAACCCCGGCCGGGGACGAAACAGATAAACACAGTAATAACGTAGCTCAGATCTTAAAGAAGATTTGAGTTTTTCTTTTGCCTAAAGGTTAGATAAGACTAACAACATAGAGGAAGACATACGTTAACTCTTGAGAAAGGATTACGACTAGGCGGCAAAGCAAAAACAGAAAGGAAAATCAAAATGGCTAAAAAACGCTATGACTTTGGCGGATGGGCCACCAGAAATGATCTCCTTTGCTCTGATGGAAGAACGATTCGCGCAGATGCCTTTAAAGAGTGTGATGGCGAAACTGTACCCCTTGTTTGGGGACACGATCACGGCGGACCTAAGACAATTCTTGGTCACGCTCTGCTTGTGAATAAGCCTGACGGTGTATACACCTATGGCTGCTTTAACAATTCTGAGGATGGCCAGAGAGCAAAAGAAGAAGTTGCTCACGGTGATATTCGTTACCTCAGCATCTATGCAACACATTTGAAGCAGCAGAGCGGAAACGTTCTTAAAGGAAAGATCAGAGAAGTATCACTTGTACCGTATGGCGGTGCAAATCCGGGAGCATTTATTGACAATGCAGTGCTGGCTCATTCTGACGGTACTTACGATATGTCTGATACAGAGGCTATCTTGTTTACCGGTTATCAGATAGAGGAACTCGAAGATTTAGAGCACGCTGATAAGGAGGAAAAAGAAGTGGCCGATCCGAAAGAAGAAAAGAAAGAAAACGGCGAGGGCAGATCCGTACAGGACGTCCTGGATGAAATGACTGACGAGCAGCTTAAAGTTGTTGCTTATCTGATGGATGAAGCATCAAAAGGAAATAAGAAACCGTCAGATGACGAAGATGATGGTGACGACGAAGTACAGCATGGTGAGGAGGAGTACGACACTATGAAATACAACGCATTTGAAAACGAAACTGGCAGACGCAGCAACGGTCTTAGCCATGCCGATCAGGTAGAGATCCTGAACATGGC